TTTTCTTCAGGAGTTGGAGTTCTATTAGATAACACTTCGACATTAAGAAAAGGTACAATTGATGCAGGTTATGGGGGTGCAAATGGTATCGCTCAAATTTGTTCAGTAGGTTACGAATTGAAGTGGGAAGCTGGTCGTTTATATGTTATGGGCGATGGTGGCACAACTATTAGAGAAGTAAGCCACAATTTCACAACTACACCCGCTGCTACAGACGATGTGGCAAAAGGTTTTATAGTTGGTAGTAGATGGATTTTAGACGATGGTGATTTATATGTTTGTACCGATAACACAAGTACGGCAGCCGTTTGGGTATTACAGCCAAATATTCCAACCAAAACAAGCGATTTAATAAATGATGGTGATGACGGAATATCTCATTTTATTTCGTTAAATGATTTGCCTTCAAATGTTATTTTATACCCTACAAATGTAGCAAGTGATATTGGTGGATATGTTAAATTGGTTACTTCAATTACCGATACTGATTATAATACAACCGCAGTAGATATTAGCACGGGTGCAATCACAACAACATCACAATTAATAAGCAGTTTAGCCACTCCGGCAAATATTATTGTTGGTAATCCTGGAGTATTTAATATTACAACTATAGGAAATATTAGAAGAACAGCAGGGAGCGGAACAGCATCTTTTTATTTTCAAGTTTATAAGAGAACAAGCGGTGGAACTGAAACACTAATAACAACAAGCGACAATACTATCCCCGTTTTAGATAGTGGTACTTATATAGAATTTTCTTCTACTGCATTATGGAATGACGGAATATTTTTAAGCACGGATAGAATTGTTTTAAAGTTTTACGGTAATAGAATTTCGGGCGGTTCAAATCCAACCTACGAGTTTCAATTTGGCGGTACAACTCCTGTAAGGTCATTTTTACCAATACCTTTAACGGTAGTTCCAGTTCTTAAATTAGACGGTTTGCAGGATGTAACTATTACAACTGTTGCAGATAATGATTTATTGATTTACGAAAATAGTACCTCGTTATGGAAAAATAAAACTATAACGGCTGCAATGTTACCGAGTGCAATTGATGCATCTAAAATTGATGGAGGTAATGTTTCAAATACTGAATTTAGTTATTTAGATGGAGTTACAAGTTCAATCCAAACACAAATAGACTCAAAAGCCGATATTAATCCAAGACTTCAAACCGTTACAAGTTCGGCAACGGTTACACCAACGAGCGCAAATGATTTGGTAGTTATTACAGCTCAAGCTGCTGGTTTAACAATTGCAAATCCAACAGGCACAATGGTACAAGGTCAGGCTTTAATGATTAGAATCAAAGATAACGGAACGGCTCGAAGTATTGCTTATGGTACTAATTATAGAGCGTTAGGTATAACACTACCAACTACAACCGTAATAAATAAGACTTTGTATTTAGGTTGTATATGGAACGCAACCGATACTAAATTTGATGTTGTTGGATTAAATCAGGAAGCCTAATATGTATTATAGTTTAATTAGCTCGATGGGCAAAGGGTTATCAGATGCGCAAAAATTTATTTTAGCCGCAGGAATAACAGACGCAACGCAAAAAAGCGCAATTAATACCTTAGTTGATGATTTAAAATCTTATGGTTTATGGAGTAAAATGAAAGCCATTTATCCAATGGTTGGAGGAACTGCTACGACACACCAATATAATTTAAAAGATCCTCGTAATTTAGATGCTGCTTTTAGATTAGAATTTTATGGGGGATGGACACATTCAAGTACAGGAGCATTACCAAATGGAGGCGCTTATGCAGATACATTTTTAAACGCATTAACATCATTGACCAATAACAATTACCATTTGGGGCATTATTCACGGACTCAAAAAACAACAGGCGGAGAGGTTGATATGGGATGCGGAGAATTAGCAACTATTAAAATGATAGCAATTGACCAATATTACGCAGGAGCTGGAAAAGCGTTTGTGGCTGGAGATTATATCTCAAGTTTAATCTTAAATGCAGACACAAATACACTTGGAATGGTAGTAGGTAGTAGAACTTCGCAAACTTCTGCTAAATTATTTATGAACGCTGTACAAAAAGGAAGTACTTTGACATTAAGCAATCCAAATGTGCAACCAAATAGTAAGTTTTATTTAGGAGCGAATAATACTACTCCAATCGAATACTCAAATAAACAATGTGCTTTTGCATCAATAGGCGATGGATTATCAGATACAGAAGTATCTAATTTTTATACAGCCGTACAAGCATTTAACACAACTTTATCTCGTCAGGTATAATGAAAAAATATAAATTAACAACAGAACAAAAAGAAACTTTAATCAATCAAACTTATGACGGTGTACAATATTTTAATCCTACTTTAGATACAGATGGAAATTGGTTTATTTCAATTGAGGAAGTAAATCAATGTACAAATGAATTATTTCAATGGGTTAAAGATTTGCCTTTAATAGAATATAATCCTATAAAAATGAATTATTTTTAAATTTTGCATTATGACATTACCAATTAAAAAAATAGAACCGATTACATTTATAGGAATTGCTTTGGCATTTATCGCTCCAATATACCCGTTAATGGCCACCGTTTGCACGTTTATTGTGGCCGATGCTTTACTTGAAGTGATAAACTCATTTAAGAATAAGCAATTTTGCCCTACTTTTGTTAAAAGATTAGTATTAAAATTCTTATCTTATAATATTTGTTTGATAATTATATACGTTTTAGAGATCAATTTATTAGGCGAATTCGTTAAAATGATAGTTGGAATACCTTTATTAATTACAAAGGTTATTAGCGTTGGTTTAATATGGTTAGAATTAAACTCAATAGACGAAAACTTTTATAAAATTACGGGTAAAAGATTCGTAAAAGAGTTTAAAAAAATGATTATATTTGGGAAGGAATTTAAAAACGAAATACAAGATGCAAATAAATAAAGATTGTTTATTATTGATAGCAGAATTCGAAGGTTTATCTTTGAAACCTTATCTTTGCCCTGCTAAAAAAGCGACAATAGGATACGGAAATACGTATTATAAAGATGGTAAAAAGGTTACAATGTTAGATAGTCCAATAAGTAAAGAAGATGCGCTTATATTGCTTGAAAACGTTGTTAATTCATTTGCTAAAGAAGTAAACAAGTTAGTAAGTGCGCCACTTAATCAAAATCAATTTAATGCGGTTGTATCTTTTGCCTATAATGTAGGGATGGGTAACCTAAAAAATAGTACATTATTAAAATTAATTAATAAGGATCACAATCAAATTGCAATTGCAAACGAGTTTCTAAAATGGGTTAACGCAGGCGGTCAAAAGTCAAAAGGATTAGAACGTAGAAGAATTAAAGAATCACAAATTTATTTTAAAAAGTAACAAAATGGAAAAAAAAGATTTGATTAATTTAGCATTAAAAGAAGTAGCTATTAAATATAGTGAAAGTCCTGCAACTACTAACGCTGGCAGATGGTTAAGGTTAATTGTTAAGTATTTACCAACTGATTTAATTGTTAAGGCATTTGCTCATAAGTTGAGTAGGTAATTTAAACGGGATTAGGGTGTCTTCTGGTCGAAACTAAAACCTTGTAATTAATTTTATAAGGTTTTTTTTATTTTTGTTTGCGTAATTAAATTTAATTACTATCTTTGTCAAATATTAATAACAATAAAAAATGGATAATATAAAAAAATGCACTTGTTGTAAATTAGATTTTCCAAAAACTAAAGATTATTTTTTTGTTAGAATAATTAAGCAACAAAATAAAAACGGAATAGGAATTTATCATTTATTTAGAGCAATTTGTAAAAGTTGTAATAATAAAAAAACAGAGCAAAATAGAATAAAAAAGCGATGTAAAGAAATGAATTGTAATATTTCTGATTATAAAGAAAATTGGAAAAAACAATATTCAGAAACAAGGACTAAATATAAAATAGATGTTACAATAAGCAAATATCATTCAAAACATTTGACAGATACTTATATTAAACAATTATATAGATGTATAGATGTACCAAAAGAAATGATTGAAACAAAAAGATTAATAATTAAACTAAAAAGAGAATTAAAAAATGGAAAGTAAAAGAGATTTAAATTTCGAAGTAAAAAACGCAAAGCAGTTAAATGAAATGCTTACAGGCGTATTAATGGACGTAAGACGTGGAACCCTTGACCACGAAACAGTTAAAAGCATAACTCTTGTAGCTGACAAGATTAATAAAAATAATGTAAATATTTTAGAGTACAAAAAGATTACAAAACATAAAAACGAAATTGATTTTTTCGAAAAATAAAATAACTAAAACTATGAATAAAAAACTAAAAGAACTATTCCTTAAATCAGGCTTAACAAAAGCCGAGTTTTCAAGGAAATGCGGAATTAAAAAACAAAATCTTAATCCGTATTTAACCGATTTGTATGAAATGAAACTTTCAACTTTTGAAAAAATAAAAAAGAATTATTATGGAAAATAAAATAAAGGTTTTAAATTTATATGCTTGTTTAGGTGGAAATCGTTACAAATGGGATGAGGTTGCAAATATTGAGGTTACTGCTGTTGAATGGGATGAGGAACTCGCAAAATTATATCAGGAACGTTTTCCAAATGATAAAGTAATAGTTACGGATGCACATCAATATTTATTAGACCATTACAAAGAATTTGATTTTATATGGAGTTCGCCACCGTGTCCAAGTCATTCAAGAGCAAGATTTGCACGAAAAAATACAACAAGTGCAATTTATCCAGACTTAAAATTATATGAAGAAGTAATATTTTTAGATAATTATTTTGATGGTAAGTATTGTGTTGAAAATGTTATTCCTTATTATGATCCGTTAATTCCTGCAAAAAAAAGAGGTCGGCATTTATACTGGAGTAATTTTAATTTACCAAGCGATTTAAATGAAAGAAGTTCTTCTATAATGGAAAGTAAAGACGAAGTTAATAAATGGTGCGAATTTCACGATTATGATTTTAGACAATATAAAGGAACTCAAAGATTAGATAAAATAGCACGTAATTTAGTGGACTATGAAGCAGGAAAAACTATTTTTGAAACATATTTAGGCATAGAAAAAAAGTCCATTATTAACCAGGTTTCAATTTTTGATTAATTATTTTAATTATTTATTTGCGTAATTAAATTTAATTACTATCTTTGACAAATATTAATAACAAAAACAAAACAAACCATGAAAAACTTTCTTTTAAAATTAGACTACCAAATTAGATTTGCTTACATTTTAGCGATAATCTTTATTCTTAACTTTATCTTTAGAGCATAATGGAAAACAAAGAAAAATTTAACGAGTGGATGCAAAAGATTAAAAATATCTATTTTGCTGATAACGAACAAATGTGCAACGCTTACACTAAAATCAATTAATTATGAATAGTTACGACGCTTGGAAGGATGGAAGATTTGATAGTACATCACCAATAAATAAAATAGAAGTAGAAGCCGAAATTGTTAACGGTTGGGACAACTTAACAGAAGCATATTATAGCGGACACGTTCACGCTTTTTACGATGTTCAAATAGAAATATTAAAAGAATTAGATATACTATTAGAGATAGCAAAATTAAACGCATCAGGAACAAAAAGTAGAATTGAGGATTTAATAAATAAATGTAAATAAGATGGGATCAAATTCAGAAACATTTTTAGAATTAAGAGCGCAGGATTTCGTAACAATGTACGATGCAAGTTTCACAAAAAAAGAAGCGCAAAAAGTAGGTTTAAAACTTGTTACCGATTTATTAGAAAACGGTAACGTTGACAAAATGGAATTTATTGCAAATTTAGCACGTTTAAGCGAGGTTGTAGGTACTGCAATGACAGAAGC